GCGCAACAAGCCTATGATAGAAGAGGTTAAGATAGAAAAGGCAGAAATGCCTATAGAAGAGCCTATAGTGGCCGTAGAGCCTACAGAAAACCCTACAGAGGTTGAAGAGACTATAGGAGAGCCTAAACCAAAGCGTAAAAGGAACAAAAAAGCGCCGGAGGGTGAATAATGTTAGATCAAATTTGCGGGTATCTGAAAAATTGGTTTGAAAAGGAAAAGTATATAGGTGATTTTACTATTCATAGTAATATCATCGATCCAACTTTGCCTATTCAAGACGGTCAGTATATCCGCATTATTGGTTCTGTATTTAATGACGGCATATACAAAATGCCACTTGAAGAAGGTGTAAATCTTACAGATGAAACTTTCCATGGTGGAATTTGGCTTTTGGCTATACCTAAAGAAATACTTGATCTTGCTACAGATATCGAGGCATGGCAAGCAAAGTATGGCAGTGTAGACAGTCAGGCAATGTCACCGTTCAATTCAGAGTCGTTTGGTGGCTATTCATATTCAAAGAGCAGTGGTGCAAGCGCAGACGGATCAAACAGCGGAACATGGCAAAGCACTTTTAGTGCAAGGTTATCAAGGTGGAGAAAAATATGAGTCTATTAACAGAGGCAATGGAAGAATGCACATATATGAATAAGACCAAAGAGCCGGACGGCTATGGCGGTTATATAGACGCATACACGCCAGGAGTAACCTTTAATGCAGCGTTTGATCTAAACACGTCTATGGAGGCTAGAATAGGCGCACAGCAAGGCGTGACAAACCTTTACACAATAACCACACCAAAGTCTATGACGTTATCATTTAATGATGTTTTGATAAGAAATCGAGACGGCAAAGCATTCAGAGTAAAGTCAGACGGCAGTGACAAACGTACTCCAAACAGCGCAAGCCTAGACATGAGGCAGGTTACGGCAGAGACTTTTATATTACCGTAGGAGGTGCAGCGTGGACAAATGGCAAGCACAGCAGACATACTGGAGTAGTTTCGGTTTGCCGGCGTATGATGAGAATACAGTGCCGGATGATGCTACAATGCCTTATATAACTTATGAGGCGTTAAGTGGCAGCCTAGACGGTCAAATGACCGTATCAGCGTCATTATGGTATCGTGGCAATAGGTGGGATCAGATAAGTCAGAAGGCGGAACAGATACAGCGCCAGGGCAATAGACAAATAAAAATAGACGGTGGTTACATGAAGGCAAGAGTGCCGGCAAGCAGTTTTGCAAACCGCATGGATGAGCCGAGTGATAAAACCGTAAGACGTATGCAGATGAGCATAGAAATTGAGTTTTTAACAAATTACTAGGAGGTAAATATGTGGAGAGCAACTAAAGTAAGCGCAGACGCAGCGCAGAACATGCAGGTTGATGCCGGTATTCTGTTAAACACGTTTGACGTTACAAATCCGGTTGAGCCGGCAGATGCAGACATTATATGTGCCACAAGCGGTGATTTTGGCATAACATGTCAGCCGGAAACAGAAGACTTTTTTGAAGACGTAAACAATGCGCCTAACAATACAATGGAAGGCAAGCGTATCACAGGTTGGAATTGTGGATTGACAGTAAATTGTCTTGAGGTTACAGAGGAAACACTTGTGCTTGCACTGGGTGCAGCCGATGTTGGAGCAGACGGTGGTGTAAATCCTAGAGTGCAGTACAGAATTACAGACTTTAAGGGTTTGTACTGGATAGGTGACATGGTAGATGAAGACAAGGTACTTTGTGTAGTAATGGATCATACCGTTTCTACAGACGGACTTGCACTTACAACTACAAAGAACGGCAAAGGTCAGATTGCACTGACACTTACACCACACGCAAGCCTTGCAAATATGGATAAAGTGCCCATGGCATTCTACATACTTGAAAAGGTTGCCGGATCACAGACAACATACACATACACAGCAGTTACACCGGTTGGAACAGAAAACCCGGCAGAAGAGGGTTGGTATGTGCTTGTAGGTGACGGTTACAGACTTACAACTGATACCACAGTTGACGAAAACGTAACATATTACGAAAGAGCAGAAGTATAAGGAGATAAACAATGAAAAACCTTGCAAATTGTACTCCAGTTGAGTTTTTGAGACAGACCAACAAGATACGTCACAGCGTTGAGAGTTGGATAAAAGAAACAAAAATCCTGGAGATACGAAACAACAAACCAAAGTTAATAGAGATCACTGACAGCATGGATGAAGCACAGCGCAAAGAGGCGGAAGAGGAAAACGCAAAGCGCATGCACGCACAGGTCAAGAAAAACATTTCTGACATGCTTGACAATGCGCTAGAAACAAACGCAGACAAAACAGTTGAGGTATTAGCGCTCATGTGCTTTATTGAGCCAAAAGATGCAAATAGTGTAAAACCTACAGAGTATCTTAAAAATGCAGGTGAGATATTAGCAGACAAGGACGTGATTGATTTTTTTACGTCATTGATGCGGTTGGATCAGATGAATATTTTAGATTTTCCGAAAGCATAAGACTTGATTTGCTTGAGATTTTTGGTAGAGGATATGTAATCGAGCATTGCATATCCTCTTTTCAAAAGCAAAATGAAGTCTTGACCTACCGTGTCTATGTAACAGACCTTTTAAGGGCGTTGTCAAGACAAGAGAATATACCTAGGTATTATGATCTTATCAAGAGAGACAAAGAGCCGAAAAAGGACGCAAAAGAGGTAAAGGAAAAGATAAGAGGTAAATTTAGATGAATTTGCTCGAATTGTTTATAAAGATAGGCGCAGACGATAAAGAGGCGCAAGAAGCACTAGACAGAACAGAAAAAAGTGCAGAAGGCGCAACCTCTAAAATAGGCAAATTAGGCAGTGGACTTACAAAAATTGGTGCAATGGCAGCCGCCGGTGTGGGAGTGGCAGCAACAGCCGTTGTAGGACTAACAAAACAAGCCACAAGCGCATACGGTGAGTATCAGCAGTTGGCAGGTGGAATTGAGACACTGTATAAAGACAGTGCCGGCAAGATGATGCAGTATGCTAACCAGGCATTTGCAAGTGCCGGCATGGACGTCAATTCATACATGAACACGGCAATAGAGTCAAGTGCAGCCATGATTTCTTCTTTAGGTGGAGACACTGAAAAAGCAGCGGAAATGACAAACATGGCTATTATTGACATGTCAGACAATGCCAATAAAATGGGCACGTCTATGGAGTCATTGCAGAACGCTTACAGAGGTTTTTCACGTGGTAACTTTACCATGCTTGACAACCTTGCTTTAGGTTTTGCCGGCACTAAAGAAGGAATGCAACAGTTGCTAGACAAAGCAGAAGAGTTGAGTGGCGTCAAATATGACATAAATAGTTATTCTGACATAGTACAGGCAATACATGAAGTACAGACGTCTTTTGGAATAACAGGAACAACAGCCAAAGAAGGCGCAGAGACAATAACAGGATCAATGGCAGCGGTCAAGGCGGCGTGGCAGAACCTTATTACAGGACTTGCAAACCCGGACGCCGATTTAGGAAAACTGATAGACAATGTTGTGGATAACGCAGAGGTTGCTTTTACTAATCTTATACCCACAATACAGAACGCATTGACAGGTGTAGCAAACCTTGTGGCAAATATTGCTCCTATCATAGCGGAAAAATTACCCGGTTTGGTAGAGCAAATATTGCCTCCTTTGTTAAGCGCTGCAACGACACTTATACAAGCATTAGTTCAAAATTTACCTACAATATTGCAGATATTATTAGGTGAGGCGCCTAACATCATAACAATGCTTGTGGGAGCAATACTTGATGTAATGCCTATGATAGTGGATTTAGGTTTTCAGTTGATAACAGCACTTGTAGACGGCATTGTAAATTCACTTGATGTATTAATACCGGCAGCAGTTGACATGATAATGACTATCGTAGACAAGTTGACCGATCCCGACACTATTGTAAAGTTAATTGATGCTGCATTAAAGATTATAGTGGCACTTGCAGAAGGTCTTATGAATGCAATGCCTAGACTTATTGAAAAAGTGCCGGTTATCATTCAAAATCTTATAACAGCACTTGTGAATGCTTTACCTAAAATAGCCGAAGCAGGACTTAAAATACTTGAGTCGATTATTGGTGGAATTTTAAGCGGATTGCCAAAAATACCAGGTGCAATAGATCAAATAAAAACAAGTGTTACAAATGGCATTTTGAATATTGTTAATTCGGCAAAGACCTGGGGTATAGATTTAATCTCAAACTTCATAAGCGGAATACGTCAAAAATTCGAAGATTTTAAGGCAGAAATGGCAGACATGGCAGGAACGGTCAAGGCTTATATAGGATTTTCAGAGCCGGATGAAGGTCCGCTATCAGATTTTCACACCTATGCGCCGGATATGATGCAGTTGTTTGCAGACGGTATAAGAGACAATACAAAACTTATCACGGATCAGATAAATAAGAGTTTTGATTTTAGTCAAGATATTATAAAACCCGAAAATAACAACGCTTTACTTAATAGCAATATACCAAAGTCAAGCAATACAGCCGTAAATAGTGCCTCAAACGTGCAAGTTAATGTAACACTTGAGGGCGTAGCGTCTGAAATATTACGTGTAGTAAGACAGGAAACAAAGAAAATGTATAATTCTACAGGTAATGACGTAGTAGTTTATGGAGGTTAATTATGGTTTCTTTGAGGATCAATGGAATAGATTTTACTCAATATATTGAAGAAGATAGTTATTCAGTATATTCAACGTCAATAGTGGAAGAATGGGAAGATGCAGACATTTTGCTGCATGAGAGCGAGTACCGAAAAAGAATAGAAGGTAGTTTTGAAATGGTATTTATATCAGACACAGACTATAATTCTTTTATAAATAACATGGTACTAGCAACACATGAACGCTTGACAACTATGGAGGTGTACGTAGGTGGCTTGACAAATCAAATAGTAGAAGGAAACTTTTTTTGCAAAGTTAAGAGTACAAGCAAAAGAGACGCCAAAGCAGAAAGAGTGGTTAATAGGTTAAGCGTGGAAATTAAGGAGCAGTAATGGTAAAAATATCCGAAGAAGCAAAAAATGAGTATTTAAAAGATACATCACATAAAAATCTTTTTATCACTGTAGACGATGAGCCGGGGAATATAAATAATGTAAATTGGTATATATGGCATTTTAGCAGAACAGGTGCGGAAACGGCAGCCATTTTCAGTTTCTTTACAGCATGGCACGATGAGATAAATCAGCAGTATTTAAGATATGCAGATTATCTATATTTATCATGCCGTGTTAAATATAATGGCAACAGAGAAGATTTAAACGGTAAGCATATAAGAGTCTTTATAAGCAACGCAACCGGCAACGAGTATATTGTAAATTTTGATGAAGGATCAAATAAATGGGCAACAGACGCTTTTATGGACGGTACTTTAAGGATTTACAATAGAATTGATAAAGAAGAGATACCTAAATTTTGTCAATCGGGCGATCCCGAATACGGTGGCTTATATCCAGGAGGATATGTGCAACTATATAATGATGCACAAAACGCAAATCTCACTATAGACGAAATACAGTTACAATGTGAATTTGAGAAATATAATTTTAATGATTTGTACCCAACGTCAAATAGGACTAATTATAAATTACCATATTTAGGGTATAATTCGTTTGCAAGCAATAATACTATTACCGCAATAGTCAGAAGACCGGCAACGTCTTTAAATCCTGTTACAAATTCAAATATAGCAAGGGAAAGTTTGAGATTAAGTGAGTCTATTTGCTCAAAAGACAAATTAAAAATAGGATCAAGTGAAGCGGCTATATTAGAAATAGCATTAGTAGATCGTTTTGAAAAATTTAATGGCAGACATATCAGACCGTATATGTCTACAAAACAGTTTGCGGAAAACGCTAGTGCTTTTGAAATTAAAGAAATAAACTGGATAAAAGGCGTTCCAGGTAGATATTTACCGAATAAAGACGACTATTGGTTGAGGTGGAGAAACGTAAGTGCAAGTACAAGAAAACTCGTCACGAGTGATTATATCGGTACTATAAACATGTCACATGCGCAAGATGCAAAATATGTTGCATTGAGATATAAGTTTAAAGTTACAGAGTTTTCAAGCGCAGACGTATCACCTGCATACATAAACGCCGGTGCGAAAATTGACTGGGCAGACGGTACATATTATGTTGGAGATCATTATGATTTTGAAGATGCACAAACTGATTTTCAAACATACTCAATAATATTTGGTACTGACATTTATGGTGGAATTGAAGACATACCGGCTTTGTTATTTTTGGTAGAAGATAGCAACAAAGAAGCCTTTGACTCCGGTACAATGTCAATTCAAATAACAATTAAAGAAATACAGGTTTCTTTTAGTGATACAAGAACAATACCGGAGTACAATGCAGACGCTTGCATAGAGTGGCGGAATATAGACGCAGATAGATATATATATGAACGTCAAAGAGGTATCATAGACAAATATGCAGAGCCTATAGACGCAATACCGTTAGGACGTTTTTTAATTACTGACTCAACAGTAAAAAGTGCAAGAACATATAAGCGCAATGAACTTATAGGGTATGATGATATTTATAATCTATCTGTAAATGCGTCAAACTGGTTTAAAATGTATGCTTTTGGCATAAGCCTAGACGGATATACAGGCGGCGGTTATGAATATACAAGACAAATGTATAGTGCTTATTGGAATATAATGAGCGCTTTGATGCTAGACTCAAGAAAAAATCACAAAGAGGAACTTGTATATTCAGAGGTGATCCCACATTACAAAAATTCAACAAGACCTAAACCTGGAGGCGGTTATTATGGTGAAATTTCAAAATCGTGGGAAGTTGGAGAGGGTGATCCACAAGGTTGGTTTTTTGAGCATTTATGGTATGGTGAGGTTAATATCAATGTTGCGGAACAAGCAGAAGACTTTATAAAGCATCCTCTTGTTTTTGATATATGGTATCAATATGCTCTTAATTATCATTACGGTATACTGCAAAGTTATCATTATGTGTATAGCAGTTATAGAAACTTTATTGATCCATACGGCAGGGGAATATATAATAGGGCATGCGTTTTAGTTAAAGAAACGCTAGATAATGGAACAACAAACAAGTTTTGCGTTGATAATGGCGATTATTTCATGTTATCACCAAATTGTGTATCTTTTAGTATATATTATCCTTGTACGCAATACCCACATGCAGACAACGCCGGCGAATATCTGTTTTTAGGTGGAAATGAAGAAAGACCTGGAGTGCAATTACATTCCGTAGTAGATATGAGTCCGGATTTTGTAAATGCAGCAACAAGACTGGTATACTATAATTATGAGACACGTGAAATATCAGATAGCGACAGCAGTATTACGGCAAGAGACGTAATAAGATCATTGCTAGAAATAAATGGATGTTTTTTACATTGTGACCGTGACGGAAATATAAAGCCGGTATATTGCACAAAAGAAGGTCTTTACCCGGCAGATAATTTATATCCGTCAGATGATTTATACCCTAGCGGAAACAATATAAGAATGCCTACATCGTTGTATATAAAGTCTGAATACGCAGACTATGTAACAAAAGAATACGGCAAAATACAAATACGTAAAATGTCCGGGTTAAGCAATGACGATGAAAATGTTGTGCAGTGGGAATATATAGGAGACATAGAATTTTTAAATACATACGTTATTGACGATAATGTATTTTATAGCGGTAGCAATATGGTGTATAATAAAGAAGGAATGCCGGAAGTTGATAGAATGCTACAGAATATGTATAGCAAGATAACAAATCTAACGTACACTCCAAACGTCACAAGAGCGGTAGGTTTGCCGTGGCTAGAAGCCGGTGACAGAATAGGCATTATGACAAGCGGTGGCGGATTTGAGTCCTTTATATTTAGACGCACAATGAACGGCATTCAAGTGTTAAGAGATACATTAGAGTCTTATGGTGAAGAAGTAGAAAAATCAGTTGATGCTTATGCCATAAACACATATACAGATACACCTATATCACCGTATCACACATAGGAGGATTGCAATGAATAGAGCATACCCAACAAGAATAAACTGGGAAAACAACCCACCGTCAATAGCAACGCCTTTAAACGACACTAATTTAAACAAAATGGATTTGGCTTTGTATGAAATAGACGGCAGGGTGGTAGAATTTGATCTAACTAAAGCAAATCAAAGTGATTTATTGCAGACTATAAAGACGCTTACTTACAATACCGAAACCGGAGTATTTACTTTTACATTTTGGAACGGTAGCACATACACAGTTGACCTAAATATTGAAAAGATACCTGTAGACTTTAGTATGGACGAATACGGCGTTATTACTATGACTACAGCAGACGGAACGCAATATACATGTGATATTTCAGAATTAGTAAAAGTGTATACTTTTGTTGACAGCAGTGAGATAGATTTTACCGTTACAACAGACGCAAGCGGAAACAAAAACGTCACAGCCGTTATTAAAGACGGCTCGATTGTGGGATCAAAGTTACAGCCAAACTTTCTTGCAGATTGCCAGGCTGCAAGTAGCCAGGCACAAACCGCAGCAGGAAATGCAAGCATAAGCGCAACGACAGCGGAGTCAAGTTCAGAGGATAGTGAAGCGTGGGCAGTTGGTGAAAGAAATGGTGTACCTGTTCCTAGTACCGATCCTGCTTATGAGAACAACGCAAAGTATTGGGCGCAACATGGTAGCAATAGTTTTGCAGGATTGACAGATACAGACTTTACAAACCTTCAAAATGGTCAAATAGCAAAATACAATGCTACAACTCAAAAGTGGGAAAATGTAAATGAAAGCGGTGGTGGTGGTTTATTACCACATCTTTATATTGATAGCGAAGCAGGCTCAACGGTTACAGTAGTTGCTCCCGACAGTAGCGTTATTACACCAACACAAATATCAAGCGGTCACTGGGAATGTGACGTGCCTAGTTATGGTGTATACACTATTCATGCGGTGCTTAATGGTGATGATGCCGTGTTATCTCTTACAGTAGATGATGTAAAAGAGTATCACGTCACTGACTCTCATTATTCATATACATTGAATGTATACGCTCCAACAGGCTCAACTATAAGAGTCACAGCAACAGGAGAGACATACACAGGTACAGGCGCCGGAAGTACGGCTGTTCAGTTTGCATTGCATCAAGCAAGCACGACATATAGCATACAAGTAACGCTTGACGGAGTAAGCAAAACTGATAGTGTTACAACACCTTCTACAAGCGGTGGAACAGGCTCAAAGACTTTTGAGTTTGGAACAATCAATGTTGCACTTGATACAGAATTTGTTGGTGAAACAATTACTTGCGTCAATGGTGGAACAACAATAAGCAAAACTGCAAGTTCAACAAGCCTTGTATTCTATCCACCTACAACAGGCACATGGACAATAAGCGGAACGATCAGTGGTACGACATATAGCGTTGATGCGGTTGTTAGTTCGTTGTCAACTCCTGTTAGCGTGGTATTGCAGACAACTCCGGAAGGCTCGACAGTTCTTCCGACAGATGACATTCAAACGTGGCTTGCTTGTGCAGGGATAACAGACAAATCATACACAACATTGAACGAAGTTCTTGCAGACTCAACGACATTGCTTGCTTTAATGAGCAATAACAATGCGGTTGATTATCTTGTTAGGTCAACGACATGGGCAAGCGGTATCACGGCAGACTCAACAGCCATGACCGACATCGGAGCAAATAACTATTGTGCAAATACACTTTTGAGTGACAGTACATGGCTCAATGCGATTTGCAATAGTACGTATTTTGAGAGTGTATTAAATACAAAAGTACCGACAATGACAAGTAATACAACTCCTAGCGGAGAAGCAAGCGGACTAAATTATAATAACACCTATCCGCCATACCTTGTATTTGATGGAAACGATTCAACATTTTGTGCTATAAATGCGCCTTCAAATACTGGCACAGGAATGACCGATAGATGGGTTCAGTATAGTTTTACAGATGCGGTTAAGGTTAATAAATTCTTGATGAAATATCGAGATACTTATAGTGCGCAACATGATTACATAACAAAAGTGAAATTGCAAGGTTCTGATGATGGAAATATTTTTGAAGATATAACCATAGAGACAATAAGTTCAACTACCGAGGAAAAATCATTCATTAATGATAAAGCGTATGAATATTATAGATTTTTAATCGTTGATGGAACGGTTACAAATTATGGTCAAATTAGCTGGATGATTTTAACTTTACAGCTATACGGCAGAGCATCATCATAAGCGAGGTGAACAAAATGACAATGGAACAAAGACTTTCAAATCTTGAAAACCTTGTGAACGCTTTATCCAAAAAGATAGATAACAACAAATTCTATCAGCAAGCGGATATTGACGGAGCAAGGCAAAATATCAGCGAAATTACACCATATACCGAAACACAAATCGGCTACTATGGCGAAACGGAAAAGACTTTCTACAACGTGCCGGAAGGCAACGTGACAGTATACGGCTTGAAAGAATATTCGCTTGAAAGAATTTCTGACAGGCTGACGATTACTTTTGATGCTTTATCAGAACAGACGGAAATCACAATTTCAATCTTGTAACAGTGCCTATAGGGCATTAATAAATCGGTGGCGGTGGGTACTTTGCGGAGTGCCTATATAACCGCCACTATTAAGAAAAGGAGAAAAAACAATGGCAAAGTTAAATGTTATTCAGAACATCGAAGGCAACGTGACAGTAGTTTCAACATGGGAAGATAATCTTGCTGGAGCAAAACAGGCATATTTTCACAATGTTGAGTCGCTTTATGCAGACAAACCCACAACAAGCGGTGTTTGCGGCCTTTATGATGAACATATGAAAGTCGTTGACGGTTGCTTTGAGGAAATCAAAAAGTCATGACAACTACACGCAAAAGACGCAGTGTGACAAGATCATTAACTAGGTATGTAGTCTTTAGTCTTGCAATGATAACACTGTATACTATAGCAGTGCTTGTAATGTCTTGTTTTGGCATTGTAGTGCCGGAGGAATTAACAAGCGGTTGGTATTCAGTGTTTGGCGGTGAAATACTTTTATGTTGCGTGATAAAATTATTTAAGTTGAAAAAGGAGGATGATGAGACATGAAAGAAAAACTAACAAGCAGAAAGTTTTGGGTGTGCGTGGCAGCAGTGCTTGCGTCACTGGGTACTGGAATCAGCGGAATTATCCAGGGCAATGAAACACTAACGATTATAGGCAGTTGTCTTACAGTTGTTTCGGCTGCAATCTATGCCGGTGTAGAGGCATACGTGGACGGTAAAGCGGTCGATGAAAAAACCACAGTTCATTTTGTTGATATGACAAAAAAAGAGGGTGAGTAAATGCGCATAGGGCATGCAAGCATATCAGAGAATAAAGACAACGGTAGAAACGGCAGAGCCAAAGCCGGGGATCAGACTGGAAAAGAGGTTTGCATTAGATCATTCTATGTAAAGCCGTGGAAGTATCTTTTAAGATGCAAAGACAGTAACAAAGCAGAAATAATGGCACAGGCATGCGAGAGTATATGTGAAAACCCTTGTGTCGGTTACGATCAGAGCCAAAGACTAACACTGCATAATGAATTAAGCCGTGTGGGATTTGACTACAGAAAACTGACAGAGCCTTGCGAGTGTGATTGCAGTTCATTTATGACGGTGTGTGCGGAATGCGCCGGTATTATGATTCAGTACCCTGGAGGCAATGCGCCGGTCACTGCAAACATGGTGAAACTGTTTGAAAAGACAGGCATGTTTGACGTGATAACAGACGGCATAAATGAAGAATACAATCTAAAGCGTGGTGATATACTTGTGGGCGCTCCTAACACGCATACAGTCATGGTTTTAGATGAAGGCATACCTTTACACCTTAAAAAGCGTAGAACGCTTAAAAAGGGCATGACAGGCAGTGACGTGGTGTATATGCAGAAAATACTGACACTACTCAATTATGATATAGGAAAGACTGGCATAGACGGACGGTTTGGTGATAAGACAAAACAGGCACTTGTAAAATTCCAAACAGAACACTGTTTAGAGCCGGACGGTATATGTGGGATCAAGACATGGACTATGCTTGAAAAGTACATATAAATATGTTATATTGAAGCGGTAGCAGTAAGATTTTAGAAGTTTTTATAAAGTAGAGTGTTTTATTTATTTGTGGAAGAATAAATAAGACACTTTATTTTTATGCAAAAATGGTATAAAAAGTGTTGACACATACGCAAATATGGTGTAGTATATAACCATAGAGAACAAACAAACGCCAGTTACGGAGGTAAAGGATATGTTAAGAGACGCAAGATATGAAATAGTAGCACAGAACGGACAGGTATTAGAGCACAGCATTAAAAGCCACAAAGAGGCAGTAAGAATTGCATGGTCTTATAAGATGCAACATGAGGATGATTGTTTTGAGATTAGAGAATACGAAGCCGGCAAGTACGGCGCAGATTATATGTAGGAGGTAAAGAACATGGCAGGTTTAAAGGTAAATCACTGGTACAAATTCAATGACAGAGGTACAAACTACATAGGACAGTATACCGGTAGAGAAGGCGGCTTTGAGTGCAGCGTGTGCGGAAAAGGCTGCAAGGCACATACTTTTAACGTATGGTATGATAAAGAGGCTTATGAGACGTGGGGATTTGGACAGGACCACATGCCAAAGATCATAGAGGACCTGGGTGAGCAGGAAGAGACCATTATAGGAGAATAGGAGGCAAGAGCATGATACAGTGGGCAATAGTAATAAGCAGAGGATCAGACCGTGATATAACGCTATATGACAGTTATACAGAGGCAGTCATAGAGGCAAGGGCAGTATATGAGGCAATGGTAAACAAGCCGGACGCATTCAGAGTTGTGCTATTAAGTTGCAAGGACGATAAAGTAAAAGAAGTTTATATAGGCTATGACGCAATACAGGGCAAAGAGTATTTATGCTTTAGAGATTTGCTTAAAGCGTCAAAACTTAATCAGTCACAATTCAGTAGATCATACGGTATACCGTTAAGAACAATACAAAATTGGTGTGCCGGTGATGAGCCACAGATATATATGTTAAGTCTTTTGGCAGTAGCAGTATTTAACAACATGGAGGTAGAAGATGAGTTATTTTTTAAGCCAATATCACTGGCAGCACGATCTTGACCGGTATCTGACAACCGATCCTAGAGAAGACGAAGAGCCGGTGCATACCTGTTATGAGTGTGAGGACGGCATTTATGAGGGTGAGACTTGTTACAAGGTAGGAGACAAGTATTTTTGTAAGAATTGTGTAGAAAAGGTAGTTGCAGAAAGTGAGGTAGAGTAATGAAAAGGAATTTGTGTTTGATAGGTTTGATTATAGGTACAGCCGGTTTAGGCGGTGCAATAGAGTTAGGCGGCGGTTTGGTGATAAGCGCAATAATACTTATAGTGAGTATAACAGGAATTGCAAAGGAGATCGAAAATGTGGAAAAAAAGCATGATACTGATAATGATGCTAGTTATCCTTGTTACCTTAAAAAGTAGAGCGGCAGATAATCAGCCGGAGTTATACAAACTACATACCACAGCATATTGTTTGCCGGGCACAACGTGTACCGGCATTGCTGTGCGGAACGGTATATGCGCCAGTGGAAGACCGGACTGGATAGGAAAAACAGTTATTTTATATCAGCGTTTGCCGAGTGGCGGAATAGGTGATATAATAGGCATATATGAGGTGCAGGATAGTGGTTGCAGTAAAAACGTTATTGATGTTTGGTGTCAAGACCTGGGTGCATGTCAAGAATACATGAACAAAGTATATGAGGACGGCTGC